TTTAATAGAAACAAAACTAAAATTATTGAAATGATAAGTAATATAGTATTTTTCGTAATGGGAATTGTAATAGGAATTTATATAGAAAGTCAAATTGATAAACATATAGATGATAATACTAAATAATTAGTAACACATTTATAAAAATGAGAGGGGGGTAGCCCATCTGCCCCCCACCCTCATCAATACAGAAATAGATATGGCAATACAGAAAGCAGGAAAAAGGGTCTTAAAAACAACGAGGTGTAGCCGAGAGGGGAGAATGATACATTGTCCCAAGTGTGATATGCCGACAGTAGTTTATCATTTAACTTTCTCATCACTAACGTGTTGGAAGTGTAAAGGAGATATAAGAAAATACGATTGGTTCTTAGAAACTAATGTTACGAGAATAAAAAACAATAAGAATTTGGAAAAGTGTTAGAAACTTCTTATCTTGTAATATGAAACGAATAATAATTACAGAGGGAGAGGTAAAAACGCAGAGGGACGCAGTCCTTTGGCACCTCAAAACGTATGGCAACATTATTAGTTGGGAGGCAATAAAAGAATATGGTGCTACTAGATTATCAGCAATCATTTTCAACCTTAGAAATGAGGGCTACCAATTAGACGGAATAGATGAGCCACACACAACGAGGTTTGGAAGAACAACGAAAGTTACAAGATACTTTTACCGCGAACCGCAACGGAAAATTCATCAAGGTAATCTGTTTTAAGAAAACTTTTTACTAAGTTTACCCATTACTAAACGTATGGGGAACAAAACATTATCAGCACTAAAGAAACAATTAGATAAGATATTCTCAGTATTTGTGAGAATGAGAACGGCAGATGAGCAGGGGTATGTAACCTGCTTTACCTGTGATAAGAAAGACCATTGGAAAAAATTACAATGCGGACACTTTCAAAGTAGAAGATATTTACCAACAAGATTTCACGAACAAAATTGTCAGGTTCAGTGTGTAAAATGTAATATGTTTATGCAAGGACAACAATACGCTTTCAGTAAATTACTAGACTTAAGATACCAAGAGGGAACGTCTGAGAGATTAGAACGATTATCAAGGACTACTGTCAAATTTATGCGTTGCGACTATGACGAGTTAATCAAGGAGTATACTGCAAAAGTGCAGTTGCTAACACAAGGTATTGATAACTAAATTAGCGTTGAGGTTTAATCAATGGAATTTAAGGCATAGTTTTAACAAGTGAAAAAAGCAGACTATATTTCATACCAACATAAGATTATCGTAGACAAGTTTTTGGGAGATGTTATACTGCACATAGACGAAGTAGGAACAGATGAGAGTTTTGGAAACATAATGGAAGTGATAGACATAGTAATAGATTATCATAACGAGTTTAACAAAGACGGAGGACATCAAGGGTATTTACAAGATTACTTAAATATAATACCAATCAACATTACCTGTGCAGCACAAGGTTATCTTATAGGATTGTCAAGTGAAAAGAATATGAATATAATGACACATATTAGAAAGGCAGTTAATGAAGCAAGTTGGGACTGTGTCAAAGAATTGCAAGACTTAGAAATTGAAAAAGAATAAATTGGATAATTCTAAGATACACATTGAGATAGGGCTATCACGTCCTAAGTTTGAAGATATGTGCCGACTATTTACAACGGACAAAAATAAGATAGATGATTTGGTGCAGGAAACTATGATGGCATTATTAAGTATGAACCCTCACACTCTGAGAGATATTTATAATAAAGATGGATTGGAGGGCATACATTGTTATTCCGCTATAATTATAAGACGTGCCTGTATTAGTAAGAAGAATAAGTTTTACTCTCTTTATAATAAGTACTATACAATTATAGATGATAGATATGCAGACGATACTTTTGACAATAGAAATATGTTAGCCAACATACCTAATGATAGCCGACCTTTAAAAGATATACTGATAGATGATATAGAGGAGACTATGGCAAAAATGTATTGGTATGATAAAGAAATACTATACCGGTATTATTATAAAGGAAACACACTAGACACACTACACGAAGAAACAAGAATTCCAAGAGGGAGTTTGTTCAAGACAATTAAACGTGCAAGAAAATACATAAAAGATGTTCTACGCAAGTAAGGAGATAAGGAAAGAGAGACTAGACATCTGTAAAGGGTGTGAGCATTACCATTCATTTTTAGGTAACTGCAAATTATGTGGTTGTTTTATGAAAGTAAAAACTGCTATTGCTACTATGCAATGTGCCGACACAAATAACAGGAAGTGGGATAGAATTGTAGAGGTAAACGAAAATACATTACAGGTTCCGCCAGAGTTTAGGGAGGAAATAATAGAATTGTATAAAGCACTTCAAAGCGGAAACTTAAATGAGAACGATAATAAGCAAAGAGTGATAACTCTGCATAATACTATATACGGAACAAACTATGCTACTAACACAACTTGTGGAAGTTGTCATAAAAACGTAAGGGAGGGAATAAATAAATTATATAATGAAATACAAGGGGATAAAGGCGGTGCTAAGGAGTAATATAAAATCTGGAGTTAAAGTATTGTGGACTTGGGACGAAGCAGCAAATCATTTCACGCAGATATATAAAGCGTATTCAGATGGGCTAACTATTTATACACCCATTCAATTACTAAATAGATTAGATGACATTAGAGAAACTGATTGAGAGAATAAATTCTGGTGAGCTTTCTATGGACAAGAGTAAAGAGTTGGTACTCAGGTTCTTGCAAGAGCAGAAAGATATATGTTCACTCTACGCATTTCCAGGTAGGTATCAGGGTGAGGCAAAACATAACATAAAGAATTGTTGGAACGCTTATTACTTAGGTATTGCTGACGATATTGTAAACGATAAGGTTAATAAAAATTATATAAAATGATAACACGAGAGAAACTAACAAGCATTAAGCCAACAGAAAACAATCCTAGAATGATAAAGGATAAGAAGTACAAGAAATTAGTACAAAGTATTAAAGATTTTCCTGAGATGTTAGAGTTAAGACCTATCATAGTCAATGAGAAAATGGAGATACTTGGAGGGAATATGAGGTATAGAGCTTGTAGAGAGGTGGGTTTAAAAGAGGTGCCTGTAATTATAGCTAAAGATTTGAATGACGCTAAACAAAAAGAGTTTATGATTAAGGATAATGTTCAGTCAGGAGAGTGGGATTGGGCTTTACTTGCTAATGATTGGGACAATGTAAAGATTGCAGATTGGGGTATAGATGTTTGGCAGGGAGAAACAACAGGGTACATACCAAACTATGACCCTGAGAGTGGGGACAACGAAATCACTCAGAAAGAATTTGATAGACGTACAAATGAAATGGAGCAAAGAATGAATAAAATGGCTGAGGCAACAAGAGAAATAATATGTCCAGAATGTGGAAATGAATTTGGCATTCAATAAATAAAAGCGTATCTTGGTATGATGAATAAAGAAAAAGCAGACAGATTATTAAAGGGCAAAGATTATAAGTTTGCTAAAAGTATGCCGAAAGACCCCCACGCTTATACTATGTTTTATGATTGGGGTAGTAGGAAAACATTTGAAGCGGTAGTACAATTTATAAGGGACAACGGAAAGCGAGAGCATTGGAATTATGGCAAGTATTATATATACTATTACCTTGACGGATATAAGTATTGGACTATGGGCTATGACCTACCAACAACAAAACTAATTAACAGGGCGAAAGTTGTGGAGCCGATACCAGACGAGGAGTTCACAATGCTAAACCCTAAATATAATGTAGATGAATTTTCTAAAGACTAAAACTATGAACAAAGTACAACACAAGCACGGAAAACATTATTTCACACAAGGAGGTATAAACCACCCCCAAGTAAATGAGATGATAAAAGAGAGATACCCTGAGGGAATTGACTTTTGCTACACCGACCCTCCTTGGGGAACAGGAAATCTTAACTATTGGAAAACAATGAACAATAAAGCCAACCCAATAAATATGACTGAGCAACTAGACCAAGAGCAGTTGGAGGTAATTGTTGCAGATACTATTTGTGATAACGTAATCAACTACGCTTTCATAGTATACGGAATAAGAGAGGCGGAAAGTTTAATGAAGAAGTTCAAAGCGAAACCTAACGTGAAAGATGTACAGTATATAAAGAAGAAGTATCAATCAGGTAGCAAGTGGTATGAGAATTGTATAATCATAGTTACTCTAAATAATGCAGAGGTGCGAGACTTCTCAGAACTAAACGGACAGAATGGTATTAAAAGTTTGAAAACAGTATGCGAAATGTTCAAGGGTAAATTCAGAAGTTGTCTTGAAATGTTCGTAGGGATAGGATATTATGCAAAAGTCCTAGATAAATACGGCTTTGATATTATAGGGAACGAACTGAATGCTGCAAGATTAGAAAAAGCAATAGCAAAACTTCCAATGAAATTTCATAACGAATGATAGAATGTAAGGAGATACTTTGGGATAGTATAAAGCACTACCAAAAACCTGCTGAGAAAGACGGCATACTCTTTTCAAGCAACTCAGATTACTATGGGTTTTATATTGATGGAGAGTTTTTTGGCTTTGGAGCCGTACTATACAAAGGACAAGACGCAACCTCTAAATCAGATTGGATATTCCCTGAGTATAGACGTAAAGGTTTGTACTTAAAAGTATACCCTATGAAAAAACAGATGGCTTTTGATAGGGGGATAAGATATTTACACGGACATTGTACCGAGATGTCTATTGGAGCACACGTTCAAATGGGAGCAGATGTAATCAAAGTATATAAAAACGGAATAACAAAAATCAGGTATGAAAATCTATCTTAAAGACAATGTAATTGAAGCTGCAAAAAAACGTATGCATTATTTGTTCAGCGAATTTGATGAGGTTATAGTTGGCTTTAGTGGTGGGAAAGATAGCACTTGCACGTTTCACGTGGCACTTGAAGTTGCTACGGAGTTAGGGCGACTTCCGTTAAAGGTATGCTTTATAGACCAAGAGGCAGAGTGGGGAGCGACTATTGATTATGTTAAGCGTGTAATGTACCGAGAAGATGTAGAACCACTATGGTATCAAATGCCTTTAAGTATGACAAACTCTACCTCAACTGAGGAGGATTGGCTGAATTGTTGGGAGGAGGGAAAGGAGTGGATAAGAGAGAAAGACCCTATCAGTATTAAAGAGAATACTTATAATCAGTATAGGTTTAAAGAATTGTTTGGAGATATATTAAAGAAAGATTACCCAGACAAATCGGTTTGTTATTTAGCAGGAGTGCGTACAGACGAGAGCCCTACGAGATTTGTTGCTTTAACACAGGGTGCAACCTATAAGCACTTGACTTATGGGAGGTGTTATAGCACGGCTAGGCAACAAATGGTATTATATCCTATTTATGATTGGAGGTTAGATGATGTATGGAAATACATATACGATAATGATTTAGACTATTGCGAAATCTATGACAGGTTCTATCAGTACGGAGTGCCTAATAGAAATATGAGAGTATCAAATGTACACCACGAAACTGCAATAGCACATCTATATTATCTGCAAGAAATTGAGCCGAATACGTGGAATGCTTTAACTAAACGGCTCAAAGGTATTAACACCGCAGGGCAAATGAACAAAGCAAGTTATGAGATGCCGAAAGAATTACCCTATATGTTTGAAGATTGGGCTGAGTATAGAGATTATTTAGTAGACAATATGCTCCCACCTGATAGTCAGGATAAATTCAGAAAGGAAATAGCACGTCTTAAATTGAAGTATGAAGATGAGGGTATGAAACAATTAAACTCTTTATACAAAGTACAGATACAGAGTATTATAATAAATGACTATGAATTTACTAAACTTAATAATTGGGAGAAAGGTCCTGCCGTTCACGGTTGGAGGCAATTCCAAGTAGGGAAATACCACAAGCAACAATTAAAAAACAAATATATATATGACTAAGAAAAAGAATTTTTACGGAGAGGAGGTAGCCGATTTAGATAAACACCCTGTTAATAAGATGAAATGGGTACCGCTTGAACAAGTACAGGCAAATGACTACAATCCTAATAGTGTTGCAAGAGTAGAGATGAAACTATTATACACGAGTATAAAGCACGATGGCTATACTCAACCGATAGTTACAATTTATGATGAAGAAACAGATAAGTATATTATTGTAGATGGGTTTCATAGATACTTTACTTGCAAAACAAATAAAGATATTTCTGAGAGTACAGGTGGAATGGTGCCAATCGTTGTAATTGAGAAAGATATAAACGATAGAATGGCAAGTACAGTAAGACATAATAGAGCAAGAGGTAAACATTCAGTTAGTGGTATGGCAAATATGGTATTCTCAATGTTAGAGAATGGTTGGGGAGATGTAGATATTTGTAATGAGTTAGGTATGGAGGCGGAAGAACTAATACGACTGAAACACCTAACAGGTTACTCTAAATTATATAAGGATAAAGTAATCTCAAAAGCGTGGGAAACTCCTGACCAAATAAAACTTAGAAAGAAGTATGAGGCACACGGAGGTACAGACAAAGAGTTTAAGAAACATATAGCAGATGAAAGAAAGGCACTAAGAGAAAAGAATAAATGATACAAACAGTAGGATTGATATGTATTATAGCACTATTACTCTTTAATCTTTATATGGATAAGAAAAAGAACGACAATAAACTTATAGAGAATATGAAGAACTATGAGGAAAGGCAACACGAAAGAACATCAATACCAAAAAGAAATGACAAAATATAAATGCAAGTGTGGAAATAGTAGAGAATTAGATAAGGCAACTATAACATACATTGATGGAGAGTGGGAAACAGTAGAGGCATTATGTGATTGTGGAAAGTATATGGATAGTGAGCCGAGAGAGGGTATACCAAATTTAATAAGGACTGAAGCTAGTTTAACTAGAAAACAAAAAGTAGAAAGAAATGGGTAATAAAGAGAACAAAACCGAACACATAAAAAAGAAACTACTAATTGCACTTGAAAGAAGTTTAGGTGTAGTAACAACTGCTTGTAGACAATCAGATATAGGGAGGACAACATTTTACACATACTACAAGGAGGACTTAGAGTTTAAGAAAAACGTAGATGATGTAAGTAATATAGCATTGGACTTTGCTGAAAGCCAATTACATTCTCTTATGCAGGGAGATAACCCAAACCCTACTAGCATTATCTTTTATCTAAAATGTAAGGGGAAGTCAAGAGGTTATTATGAGAAACAACAAGTAGATGTAACAAGTGGAGACGAAAGAATTACAATAGAAATAAACTTAGATGAGGATAAAGCCAGACCTGACGATAAAACAAAAGACTTGCTTTAAGCACCTCTACGATAATGAAACAAGCGAGGTTCTTTTTGGGGGTGCAGCAGGAGGAGGTAAATCTTGGGTAGGGTGTGCTTGGATAATAACAATGTGCCTACAATACAAAGGTATCAGGTGTTTAATAGGCAGGAGTAAACTATCTAACTTAAAGATAACTACACTTAATACATTCTTTGAAGTGTGTGGACAATTTGGTTTGCGTATCAATGAGCATTACACATACAACGCAAGTAGTATTATAGTAAAGTTTTATAATGGTAGCGAGGTATTACTGAAAGACTTGTTCTTCTACCCCTCAGACCCTCACTTCGATAGTCTGGGCTCACTTGAATTAACTTGTGCATTTGTAGATGAGTGCAATCAGATAAAGGAAAAGGCAAAGCAGGTATTGACTTCACGTCTGAGATATAAGTTAGATGAGTACGGACTTATGCCGAAGATACTATTAACTTGTAACCCTGCAAAGAATTGGGTTTATACAGAATTCTACCGTCCAAGCAAAGCAGGTAAGTTACCAGAGTATAGGAAGTTTATACAGAGTTTAGTTACAGACAATCCTCACGTATCAAAACACTATGAAGAACAACTACAAAAGTTAGATGTAATATCTAAGGAAAGATTACTACACGGAAATTGGGAGTATGATGATAGTGATGACAGGTTAATGGAGTATGATAGGCTTGTAAACGCTTTTGATGACAGAGATTTAGAGGGAGATACACATTTTATCAGTGCAGATATTGCTCGTTTTGGGAACGACAAAACAGTTGTTGTAGTGTGGAGGGGGTTAAAGGTATTAAAGTACGTTAAAATGGACGTAAACACCGTTGTTGAGGCAGCTGATTTAATTACCAAACTACGATTAGAGTATGAAGTAGCTTTATACAATGTAATCGTGGACGAGGACGGAGTGGGTGGAGGAGTTAAAGACATACTTAGGTGCAAGGGCTTTGTAAATAATAGCCGTGCATTAAAGAAAGAGAACTATGCAAACCTAAAGACACAATGCTATTACAAATTAGCACAACTTATAAATGATAATAAGATATGTCTGCATACACACGATATAGATGTGAAGCAAAGAACAATAGCAGAACTAGAACAAGTAAGAAGAACCAATATAGATAGGGATAGTAAGTTATCTATACTACATAAAGACGCAGTTAAAGAAGTATTAGGCAGAAGTCCTGATTATGCAGACGCTATAATGATGAGAATGTGGTACGAGTTCGGAAGTACAGGACAATACTTTATTCATTAAGACAAACTATTTATAAATTAAACCCATTACTAACTATGATATTGACAACACACTATGAGGGAAAGAAGAATGATTACAACCTCCCTATACATTGGAATGATGTTATGCTCGGACAATTTCAAGAAATTCAAAAGATAGAAAGACAAAAAAATACAATAGGAGATATAGAAAGAATGATAAAAATCATCTGCATTCTTTGTGATATGCCTGAGAAAGAGGCTAACAGAATTCCGATAGATAGTATAATGAAGATACAAAGGGAGATAGAGGGATTGTTAAAGGAAGAACCCAATGCAAAATTACACAACATTATAAAGATGGATGGAGTGGAGTATGGGTTCCACCCTAACCTATCACAAATGACGTTGGGAGAATATGTAGATTTAGAAACATACTCAAAGGAAAATGCTACGGATAATCTACATAAGTTAATAGCATTACTTTATAGACCTATTGTTAAGAAAAAGGGAGATAAATACGCAATAGAGAAGTACGAGGACTATGATAGTGAAAGTGCCGAGAAGATATTCTTAGAGAAATTCAATGTAGGTTGGCTAACAGGAGCCTCCGTTTTTTTTTTGAATTTCGGAGAGGAACTTATGAAAAATATAGCGACTTATTCTCCCATTCTGATGAAGCACTTGAAGAAAAAGGTTTTGACACAGACTTCCTTGGAGGGTGGGGTTGGTACCAAATAGTATATTCATTATGCAAAGAGGATATAACAAATATGGATAAGGTATTATTAGAGCCAATAGATAAGTGTTTAACTTGGCTAACGTATGAGTTTGATTTAAGGAAACAGAAAGAACACTACGAAAGACAACACAGATTAAAAAGTAAGTTATGACAATATACGGATTAGCAGATAAGGACGGAGTAGTTAGGGTTGATAGCAATAGAGGAAAGGACTATAATAATGTTATAGATACTATATGGTGTATTTCTGAGAGCCACCATCAAATCAAAGCTACAACAGTCGGAGATATTTGGGAGATAGATTTAGAGAAGAACACCCTATTCCCTTTATGCCATATAAACCCTCTCAATGTAATTGCAGGTGCAAAGACATTAGAGTTTGATTTGCAGATACTTGTTTGTGATTTAGTAGAACCTCACGAGAGTAACGAGCAAGAAGTGTTATCAGACACAATGCAGATATGTACTGATTTAATATCAGAGTATAAATTCGGCACACTTTTATCTCACAATATGGGTGCAGGTAACACACCAGCAGGTAGCCCACAGAACCCAACACATACAGGACATCACACGTCAGAACAACCTCGTAGGTATTGGTTAGCAGAAAGCGATATAACATTAGAACCTTTTACCGAGAGATTTGCAAATGCGGTATCAGGGTGGGTATTTAACCTCAGGGTAGTAGTACAATTTGAGTATCAGACTTGCGACATACCACAAGACATAAACGATTGTAGAAAATAATGGAAACAGACAAAGCACACTTAAAGATATTTGGAGTATACTTACTAATCTTAGCAGGTCTAATAATTTGGGCTTGTGTTTAAGTTTAGAATAGGTAAGTGGATAATAGAGATAGGTTGGAAGAAATTTAAAATAACAATAAAATTATAACAATGGCAGATTTAACAGTAACAATTACAGATGAGGTAAAGATAGAGGGAAAGAATAAGGGTAATACCTCTATACAACTTATTACAGGTATCAATGATGTATACAATAGAATTATAACTATACCTGTGACAGAAACAAATGTTTATAGTACAGACAGGACATTAGTATCAGGCTCAACTCTTGATGAGGACTTAATAAAGTACGCAAGAATAACAAACAAAGACGCTACTAACTTTGTAACCTTACGAATTTCCAATGATGACAATGATGAGGTGTTATATAAGTTAGGAGCAGGGGAAACATTTGTACTATACAACCACGCAAGTAGTTTAGACGCAATAGATAATGCCGTCCAAGCAATAGCGTCAGAGGGAAGTATAAAAGATATAACTGCAATCGCTAACACACTACCTTGTAAATTAGATGTACTTGTAGCCTCAGCATAATGTCTAAGGACTTTAAAGGTATAGAGAAATACTTACAGAATTGGGGGAACGATATAGTAAATGAGGCTAAGGATAACGCAAGTAAGTTCTCAAAGGGAGGGCTTGGAAAGAACCTAAAAGTGTCAGTAAAGGACGATAACGGCACTTGGCGGATAACATTTACAATGCCTCCGTATGGAGAATATATTGACAAAGGAGTTAGTGGAACAGAAAAGAAACAACACTATATTGATGTAGATATGGTAAACAAGATAAGTCCTTTTGGTTATAAAAAAGCAGCAGGACATTCTCAACCACCAAGTAGTGCTTTAGATAAATGGGTAGTAACAAGAGGGATAGCACCGAGAACAAAGAAAGGAAGATTTATGCCGAGAAAGAGTTTAGACTTTTTAATAGCACGGAGTATAGGGAAGAAAGGAATAAAGAGTAAGAGATGGTTCACGGAGCCGTTAGCATTGGGACTTAAAGAACTCCCTATTGGGTTTGCAAAACAATTTGAGACGGCAGTTGAACACTTATTAACGAAAAAATAGATATGGCTTTTACAATAAAACAACAACCTGATAAACACGCAACAGTACATAGTTCTTCAATGGATAATGTATGGGTAGTATATGATGATGACGTTATAGGTAATTATAAGTTTAGATATGTTTGTAAGGTTCTTGTATCTACATCAAAAGGTACGGCAGACTTAGGGAATTTATCTATTAAAGTATCTCCAAACGAAAGTGGACACGGCTTTTTTGATATAGGTTCTATATTGAAAGATTATACGACTACGCAGTATGAGGGAAATTTAGGGTTTAGTAACTCCAATCCATCAGAGCAAGAGGGGAATAGTTATGTTGATACACATACCACTAATCAATACAAGCAACACTCAATACACTATATAGATAAATTTTGTCAGGTAGGAGTAGATGAGAAAGTTGGGTATACCGCCTGGTATCACTTACATTTCTATTCAGAGTTTTCTACTACGGCTGATGGACAACCTGTCTTATCAGGTATATATGAAGATACAGACGATTTCTTTATATTTAACGGACAATTTCAGCCATCTTCTTTTTACAATACAGAGATATTTAGAACAGGTAGCAACAAAGGGGAGGGGACTAATACTACTGAGGCTTGGAATGATTATTATACACTCGCAACTACAACAGGTTTAGCAGGGAGATGGGGAAAGAGTGAATGGACATTTATGAGCCCTTTTCAGCAGCATACTACTTATGAGAACCATAATAGTTATTTACAACCTTGGTACGATAATGTATATTGTACTTGGGGAGAGCAAGTAAGTAATGTATTTATGACCTACGCACCTCGTAGGAATTTTGTAACTATGAATGACTATCACACATTTAGTTATGTAAATAATATAACTATTACAAGTGGCTTTTATACCCCTTGGTCTGGGAATAATTGGGGGGGTACTGAGTTTGGAGTTTATGCAATGAAGATAAACCAATATAAGCACAACCATTCTGGAACTGCCTCTAACCCAACAACATATATTGCTAATACTATTGCAAATGGAGGGTATCACGCTGACGTTATAAGTACAACGAGAAAAGACGCTACTGCTTGGTTTGGTTGTGGACCTGCTAATCTACAAGCAGGGGGCTTTACATTTGAAGCTGATTGTTATATGTATTCTGTTCAACCTATGTATTGGGGAGATGATTGTAGTGGTAGTAATGTTTATGAAACCTGCGGACAGGAGCAGTATTTTATCCTATACGACCACGTTGCAGAAAGCCCAACAGTTGGGTGTGAGAGTGAACCTATACGTCTTGCTTGGATAAACCCTTTCGGTGCTTGGGACTATATGACATTTACAAAAAAGAGTTCAATGACAGTATCAAATAAATCAAAGACATATAAGCCGTTGCAAGGTAAGTGGTCAGGAGATTATTATAGAAATTCTCCACATCAGCAAAGGGCTAATAAAGTTTATAAGAATGATAGTAGTTATCAGATGACTGTAAACTCTGATTGGGTACATTCAGAAGAACACTCTCAATGGCTAGAAGAACTATTTTTAAGTCCAGAGGTTTTCATTATACCTCAAAGAACAGGAACTGATTTTTATAGAACCCCACAAGAACCTATACCTGTTAATATAGCAGATAAGAAATTCAAGAGAAAAAGAGTGAGAGGTATGAAAGAGAAAGGTTTAATTCAATACACTCTAAAATTAGATATAGCAATAGACATTAAAACATTAAGACCTTAATATGGCAATAGAACTAATTGCATACCCTCAGGACTATGGAGATACTATAACAGGGGTACCAATCTTTGGTGGCGGAGTTACTAACGGACAATTCAATTCTACGTTTACAAGTGAGGCTTGGGACTATGATACTAACGGAAACGTATATAAGTTTCAAGAGGCAGGGAAACAACCTACAATGTCTATGCAGGGGTTTTATTCCGTGGACAACTCTAATTTTAGTGATGGTATACCTCCAACCTTTACCGCAGGGAAATGTATTTTAGAAGTAGATGGTTCGCACAGAGTAAATGGTGGGGGACCAGGTGCACCTGCTAGTTCTCAGAAACCTAATGTATCAGGGTTCTATTTGAAAGTAACAGGTATGATACCTTTAACGCATTATACAATTACGTTTGATGTAACAAGTCTAAATCCTTATTCGTACCCTAACCACCCAATTTCTGGAAATCAGAATTCTGGCTATGAATGGTGTGGGGTGTTAGACACAGGAGTTGGTTGGAACTCACTACCATTGGCTTCGGGAACAACTCAACCTTATTATGCAGGTAATGTACCAAATGCTGCTGCTAATAATACTGCCTGTCAGCCGACTGGAATACACTCTCCTCTGAGTTTTTTGAACGCATATTGTTACGCAGATACACCTATACTTACAAGTAATACGGCAGTAGATTATTTCTGTTCAAGTGCAACAGGAGAGGGAGTATTGCAAGTAAGGTTTAGACACGTGCCAAGTTGGAACGGACAAAGCACACAATTCTTTGCTCCACAATATGATAAGATAGAAATAGATAATCTAAGTATAACATCAGGTACATCTATGTTCACGTTAGAGGGACAATCAGGAGCCAAGTCATTAGACCTATATACATCAGGGGATATTCCTTTGGTTCTAAATGTAGATGACTTTAAGAAAGTTAATACAAAGTTTGGTAGTTACTCAAAGAACTTCTTACTGCCAATGACAAAGAAGAACAACCTCTTTTTCAAACACGCATTTGAGGTTACTATGGACCACGACTTCAATGTGTATAAGAAAACTAAATGTTTAATTAAGGACGATAGCCTAGATATATTTAGTGGCTTTATGCAGTTAATAAACATTAAAGACATAAAAGGAAAACAATCTTATGAGGTTGTAGTGTTCGCAGACAATGTTAGTTTACAAACAGAAGTTGCAAACAAACGATTAAGTGATATAAATTTTAACGAAATAAACCACGAATATACGGCAACAAATATAGAGGAGAGTTGGAGCGGAAATTTACAGACACTAAATAACTTTTATTCTGATAGCGTTGCGTGTATAGCACCACTTAATGGAGTAGTAGGTAGTAACGATACACAGGTTCTTAAATACCCATTAGTTGATTGGACAGGACTTGTAGATATAACGACTGATACCACCCCACATTTCCCAAGTTTAGAGAGTGCCTTTCGTCCTTGGGTAAATTGTTTATATCTAATGAGAAGAATAATAAAAGACGCAGGGTTTACTTACACCTCTCCTTTTATGGATAGCAACCCATTCGCAAAGTTATATATGGATATGAATTGGGGGTCAGGAATAAACATATCAGGCGGTAACTTTAACTTTAACTTCAATGCTTTTAATTGGAGCGGTAGTCAATGGGCTACACAATCGTGGCAAAATATGAACCTCAATGGAGTGTCGCCATCAAATCAGGGTTGGTGGGACACAAGTACAGATGAATTCTCAGCAACAATAGACGGACAACAAGTTTATGTAGAGTGGAGTTTTAGATTTTACAATGATGGTGCAAGTTCACGGACTATAAATTATAGAATACAAATCTATGATGGAGTAGCAGGGACTTGGTCTAATCAAACGACTGGCACAGATTATGTCGGTTCTGGCGATAGTTGGTCGCCAAGCGGAAACTTTTCACTAAATATGGACGAGAACTCAGGTGCTCCTGATAAGATAAGATTTCAATTTAATCAGAACACAGGGTACTCACAAGTAACCAAGTTATCTAATAAAGATTGTAATGGTTATCCTGGAGATTGTACTAATGTAACATTCAGCACACAATCATATAATAGTGTAAACGTATCAAACCTATTAACAACTCTGAGGGGGGATATGACACAATGGGAATTTACTAAAGGTCTATTGACTATGTTTAATCTAATGGTTATACCCTCTAAGGACGACCACAAACATATAGAGATAATACCTTGGAGAGATTATTCCGATAGCGGAGTAATTCACGATTGGACAGGCAAGATAGACACTATGAAAATGGAGTTGAAACCTGTGCCAGGGCTTTCAAAGAATATACTATTCTCTTTTGAGCCAGATGATAGTGATTGGTATTTAAGACATTACACAAGACAAACAGGAGAAGTATACGGACAAGCAACAGTAGGGAATACTTACGAGGTTGGAGTTGGAGAGGAGATGGAAGTGATAGCGACACCTTTTGCACCAACAATAATAGACCAAATAGACCAAACGAATTGGGGAAGTGCTATTGTCCCAAGAATTTTTGACGCAGATGATAGTGGCGAAGAACCTGAGGGTTGTGAGAATTTACCACGTATACTATTTGACAACGGAGAGCAAACAGGACTAATGACGTATGATACAGACAATACTGCAAGTGGTACGTGGATGACTAACCAAAATAAATACGGACTATTTACTCCATTTGAAAACTTCCCAACAACAGGGACAGGTATGGTAGCTACCTTTGGATATTCATATAGTTATTTTGGAGGGTTTATTAGCCCTGCTGAAAATCTTTATACAGAGTTTTGGGACGCTTATATTCAAGAGTTATACCACAAAGATACAAGGGTATTGAAAGCGTCTTTTATGCTATCAGGTAGAGATATACACCATTTTGAATTTAAGGACTTGGTTAGGATAAAAAACAAATTGTACAGAGTTAATAAAATTGAGTATAAATCAGGAGAACTGAGTAAGTGTGAATTGATTACAGTTAACGTAAGGATAAATGAATAATGAGATTTAGAGAAAATCATAGTTTAAAGCCGAAATTTATCAGACAAACAGGAGAGGTTGTTTTTGAAGATAAAGAGGGATTAGAACACCAAGCAGATTTATTTCATTGTCTTAGTTACGGCTATATTTATGAAAAATCTTGTTCTATATGTAGAGTGCAAAGAAAGATGAGTAGGCAGAAAGTAGCGAAGATAAAGAAAAGGCAGAGAAAAGTACAGGACTTTGGAAGTAATAATAAGTTAGCAGATGATGTATTAGGAGTTTTAGTAAATGGTTCTAAAAATGAGGTTTTATCAGGCATAAAGAACGCTGCGGTGTTGGGGGGTTCACACGCAAAGTTAATGCGACAGGGCGAGGTTATGCAAGGCGGAGGCATACGCTTAGGTGGGTATATTAAGTCATCAATGATTGGGAATGTAATAACAACAGACGCAGTAGAAAAGTATGCTTACCTACTAGGTTCAGTAGCAGATGAGAATATTGCTAATCATTATAGTAGGAATGTAATATCGTTAGATAATAATACTATAAACATAATAGAGTGTAATGTCATAGCAGTTGTAATAGCATTGAATGAGGGTGTAGAATGTGATGGGGTAGCCGTTGGAGATTATTCTATTTTTAGAAATTCCTCTAATATGGCAAAGAACCCTTTAATTGTAAAAAAGGATAACGCAGGAACTATAACAAAAGAGGACAATACTTTTATAAGAGTGAATGGAACAAATGAGGGCTTGTCTTGTACTATGAGAGATTTAGGGGACGGAATAATTTTAGGGTGTACAGGTATAGCGTGTGCACAGGTAGATTGGTATGTATCGTATGATATAAATACAATCACAACAACACAAGATATATAATATGGCTAAAGATATAAGAATGAATATAGAATTGACTGGTAGCGATAAGGCTATTAAGTCAATGAAAGACCTTAAAACTTTTATTTCAGATAGTAAGAAAGAGTTAGAAAATTTAGAAATTGGGAGTGAGGCATTTAACACCTTAGCCGAGAACATAGCAACGGCAGAGGTAGAGGCACAAAAACTTAACAAAAAGTTAAAAGACCTAGCACCTATGTCCACAGGGAAAGCATTTGCAACTATGGGTAAAATGGTAGCAGGTTCTTTTGCAACTGCGACAGGAGCTCTAGCTTTATTTGGAGGAGAGAGTGAGAAAATGGGTAGAATGATGAAGCAAGTACAGGGTTCTATTGCGTTGGTTTTAGGTATAAGAGAATTAGCAGAATATAGGGTGCAGGCTGCACAATTATCACGTACACTTTCTGAGAAAGCAGCATTGGTTGTAACGAAAGCAAGTGCTGTTGCTAATGGAATTACAACGGCTACATTAGGAGTGATGGGTATTGCTGCAAACACCACATCAACAGGGTTTAAGTTATTAAAAATTGCTATTGCCTCAACAGGTATAGGGCTAATACTTATTGCGTTGGGAGCAGTCGCTGCATATTGGGACGATATTAAAGGTGCGGTAAGTGGAGTAAGTTCAGAAATGCAAGGACAACTTACATTAGCCACAAAGAATAAAGAGGCTGCACTTGCTCAAATGCAGACAACAAGTGATACCGAGAATATCTTAAAATTACAAGGCAAGTCACAGAGAGAAATCTTGCTAATCAAAATGAAAGATATTGATGCAGCAATTATGGCTTCAGAGATAGAGATAACAAGACAGAAATCTATGAAAGACTCACAGGTTGCTGCCGCAGAAAGAAATCAAAGAATACTAGCAGGTATGTTAAAGTTCTTAACGGCACCTATTGACGCATTGATTTATGCTTATAATTTAATTCCAGGATTGAGCGATATAGAGTATGCAAGTGATAGCATTGCAACATTCTTTTTTGACGCTAGTGAAGTTGGAGCAGAGGGAGACGCATTGATTGCTGAAAGTGAGAGTGCTTTACTAAAGCTTCAAAATCAAAGAGCAGGGTTTCAGTTAAATATAAATTCTATTGATGAAAAGGCAGCCGATAAACGTGCAGCAACAAAGCAAAAGATAGATGATGACGCTATGGCTTGGGGACAGAACCAGGCAAAAATGATGGAGGATATTGCCAACGATATGTATGGAGAAATAGAGGACATTGAAAGGGACGCATTACTTGCAAGTTTAGAAAGAGATGCGGTGGAGGGAGAGAGTGCTATGGAGAAGTTATTAAGAGAGCAGGAGGATATGAGGGCGATTGAGGAAATGAAATTACAATTTTGGTTAGCAGACCAAGAACGTAGGGCGTATGAAATAGAAGATACTGAAATGCAGAAACAAGCATTATACGCAATAGAGGAGGCATTTGAAATAAAGAAAGCCAAACTACAAGGAAAGTTAAAAAAGACTGAGGATAAAGGAAAAAAGAAACAAGCGAAGAATGATAAGATAGCACGAGAAGATACTAAACGTGCAACACTAGGACTTTATGGAGATTTAGCAGGTGCAATGGGAGGGTTGTTTGGAGAGGCAAAAGAGTTCGCAATAGCAGAGGCACTTATTAACACTTACTTAGGGGTTTCGGCAGGTATAAAGAAAGGTGCACCCCACGGATATATTGAGGCAGGTATCAGTTTAATTTCTGGACTTGCAGCCGTTAAATCTATCACTTCTACTGATAAGGGTAGTTCAGATAGTGGGGGTTCAGATATGGCACCGAAAGAGGAGGCAACACCTATGGTATCAGGGCTAGATACACTAGATTTCTCAGGAAGTATTAAGGAAGATGAGGACGAACCTGTAAGAGCATACGTTATAACAGATGATATGACGGATAGTCAAAAGCAAATGGGAGATATTAGAGATAGAGCAACAATGTAATAATTAAAAAAATTAAAGATATGCCGTATAAAAAAAGAAAAAAGAAAAATACACCTATCGTAGAGTTATTGATAGATGATGAATACCAAGAGTTAGCAATAGACGCAATCAGTTTAGTAACGTCCCCTGCAATAGAGCAGGACTTTGTTTACTTTAAGAAAAAAGGGTTTAATATGACGTTTGCAAAAGCAGATGAGGAAAAGAGAACCTTAATTAGCCCTGCACTTATACCTTATAAGCAGATTTATAGGTATGACGCTGATACCGATACAGATTATTATGTATATTTCTCAGGAGATACAGTTAAAAAAGCAAGTGAGTTATATTTACAACATAATAACCACCATAAAGCAACCTATGAACACGAAACAAAGTTAGAGGGAGTAACAACAGTAGAAAGTTGGGTTAAAGTTTCAGACGAGGATAAGTCTAATCACTATGGTTATGATTTACCAATAGGCACTTGGTTCGTATCAATGAAAATAGACAATGATGAAATTTGGGACGAGATAAAATTAGGTAAGGGTGTAAAGGGTTTAAGCATTGAGGGAGTGTTTGTAGATAGAATGGAGAAAATGAGTACAAAAGTCCCTACAAACGAGGTTCTGCTGAAAAATCTTTTAGATGTGATAAACGAAAAGTAAATTGAAATCAAAATATAACTAATTTAATACCACTACTAACTATGGCGAAAGGAATTGATATAAACGAGCAGATAAAATTACGGAAGAAAGCATATACTCTAAAGCATAAGAAAATTAAGTTAGAGAGTTTTGCTGATTTAGAGAGTATCACTATGGAAATAGGAGAATTGACTTCCCAGATAGGAGAAAGTAAAAGAATGGAGATTGATAGTCAAGTATACTCCTTACTTCTAGAAATAGCAGACCCTTATGTGCAATTGGAAGAATTAACAATACAAGCCGAGAGAATGTGGAATAATATTGGTAATGAGTTGGAGGGGCTTGGAGTAGATATATGGGGTAGTGCAGAGTACACAATAATGAGAGAAAAAATAGATGAGGCAGATGCTGCAATGGGTAGTGCAGAGCAATTCTTAAAGGACTATAAACTAATTTAATAATAAACAAAAATTGTAAGAAAATGAATTTGAAAAAACAAATCAGGATTGCATTAGGAATAGAAGATGAAATAAAACTTCAATTCCAAGCAAAACTCACAGACGGAACGATTATCGTTTCAACAGGTGAAGACTTAGTTGCAGGTGGAGATATATCTATCTTAGCGGAGGACGGAACTACAATGCCCTTACCAGTTGGGGAATATGAAACTGAGGACGGTGTAGGGTTTTCCGTAGAGGAAGATGGTATCGTGGCAGAAATATACTCGGAAGAAACCGAAGAAACGGAAGAAGTAGAGGCAGAAGAAGATGGAGCAGAGGCAGTAGCACCTGAGGAAGTAGTTGAAGAAGTTGTAGCAACAGTTGAGGAGGCAGTTGAAGAAATTGCAGCAGCAATAGATGAGGCAACAGGAGATGAAGTTACACCAGAGGTTGCTTCGGCAGCAGCAGAAATTGCAGTAGGGGTTTTACAAGAGAAAGCAGAAGAAGTGATTGCTGAGGTTGGAGGAGAAGTAGCTGAGGGAGAAGAAATGAAAGCTATCCTATCAATGATTAGAAAGTCAGTAAAAGCTAAGGATAAAAAGCTTTCTAAAATGTCTAAAGAAAATGCTTACTTAAAAAGAAAGGTTAAGAAGTTCGGTAAACGCCCAAGTGGAAAACCTGTAAATACTAGGAAGTTTGGTAATGCAGGAGCAGTTAAGAAATTAAATAAAAAAGAATTTCAAGGACTATCTACTACGGAGCGTATTCAATATATGATGGGACAGATAAAATAATAATAATTTTAAAATAAAAAAAAAAGAAAATGGCATTAACTATTAACAACACAACTTACGCAGGAGAACACGCAGGGGTATACATAGGGGCTGCACTCCACGCTAGTAAGAGTTTAGATTTTTTAACAGTAATTGAAAACATTAAGCATAAAAAGGTTATCAATACTGTAACTGAAACAGGTCTTATCGTAGACCAAAATTGTGATTTTTTCAACGCAGGTGGGTTCTCAACAGATGAGAAACATTTAACTCCTGAGTTATTTCAAATCAATACTCAGTTTTGTAAAACTACAATGTTATCAGATTGGCAGGCTCAACAGTTAAGTTCTGGTGCTTGGAATAATGGGTTCGGCTCAGATTTCAACACATACTTAATGAGTAGAGTTGGAGAAGTAATTGCAGCACACGTTGAAACAAACGTTTGGCAAGGGAATACTGCAACGACAGGTCAATGGAATGGTTTCCAAGACGCTGCAGTTGGAACATTAACTTCGGCAGCAGGTGTATTGAACGCAGGTACAGGTGCTTTGACTGCTGCAAACATTATCACTCAATTAAGATTAGGAGTTGATTTAGTACCAGGTGCAGTTTACGGACAAGAGGACTTATGTATATATATGAACACTAAGACGTTTAGATTATATGTTCAATCACAATCTACAAATGGTACTTCTTGGTTTGGAATGGGGTCTATGAATACTGATGGAGAATACACTGCATTCTTTGAGGGTGTTAAAATTGTAGTATGTCCAGGAATGTTAGATGACAGTTATGTTATTGCACAACCTAAACAATTATACTTTGGTACAGATTTAGTATCAGACCAAACGCAAATCAAAATTTTAGATATGTCTGAATTAGATGGCTCAGATAATTTAAGATTAGTTGTTAAGTTTAGTGCAGGTACGCAAACAGGAATTGTATCAGATTGCGTTATCTATCAATAGGACTAGTAATTAACTTAATAAAAGAATAAAAATATGGCTTGTAATTTAACACGAGGTTTTGCTTTAGGGTGCCGAGATAATGTCGGAGGAATAAACAAAATCTATATAGGAAACTTTGATGGACTTAATGAGATTAAAACCGCAGTAACAGTATCAGGTGGAGAGGTTACTGCTTTGGGCTCAACGGGAGGAGCGTTGTTTGAATACGATATGCCTATGGGTAACGCTTCATTCTCAGAAACAGTAGCACAAAGTAGAAGTAACGGCACGATTTTTTACGAGCCAACTATTACTTTGAAACTACATAAACATTGTAAAGAGCTAAGGAATGAATTAATCGAGTTAGGACAAGCACGGCTAATTATCATAGCAGAAATGAATATCAATAATGGTACTAAGAACGAATGGGTACTATGTGGATATAACAATGGTATGATGTTAGAGAGTAGTAATAATCAATCAGGAACGGCATTTGGAGATTTTACAGGACTTGAACTTACTTTCAAAGGTATGGAGCAAGACCCTTCATATTATGGAGATGCAACTGTTGCCTCTGAAGCGATTACTGTTACTCCAGGAGCGTTCGGACAACTGTAAAATAAGGATTGTTTTGTTTTGTAAGAATAGGGGGTGTGCGTTATGCCACCCCTTTTCTTTTAACCTAAAAATATAATATGGCACTAAAATTAAAAGACGAGTATAAAGGTTCATCAATTCATTATGGAGGTAATAGATATGAATTTGATACACTTAAAGAGAATGAGAAAAAATATCTTGCGTCAGTAGGGTACGGCTATCTTTTTCAACAAGAAGTTAAAAAGTCAAAAGAAAAGTAGCATATTTAGTTTTATTACCCATTACTACTTATGATACACACGACTGAACAATCAGTAGCAGGTACTAAGTTTCCTTTTTGGGTAACGACAGAGGAAAAAAGGGTTGAAACAGGAACTCCTAAATCTTCTATTAGGTTTCTTTTCAAGTTCAAAAACGATATGACTAATGAAGTTGTTTACGCTTACCCTTATTTTAGTCCTTTACATTCACATTTTCAGACGATAGGAGAAAGACACACAAAAGTTTGGTTTGAATGGTTAGCAGCAGGTACTCCGAATAACACGTTGCTTTATGGTCTAAATTCAAAAGTTAATTTAAGACCATCAGGATATTGGTACTATTGGATATATGAAGTTTCGTTTAAAGGTATAGGTAATAACCCTCCTACAATTCTAAGCCCTGGAGATTTAGATATATGCACTTGTTGTTTTTTACCATTAGACGAAAATGGCACTCATTGTACTTTACTTGAAAGGCAAAAAGAGGGAATAGCTTGTGCAGGGTTCCTTGTACCTCCTGAGGAAGAATGTAGAGATGAGACGGCTGCTCAACCACCTGTATTAGTAGAGGAGGGAAAAATGTTAGTATCAGATAATGCAACTGAGGGAGATGGGGGTACAGTAGAGGTTACATATAATCAAAACATAAATAAAAAGAGTAATAACACAATATATATAAAAACATAAAAATATGAGTAAATTTGATAATGACAACGTCCTACTTAGAGAGAGTATGGGGAAAGGAAAAATTCACGTAATCAAAACATTAGAAAGCATTTCAACAGAACAAGACTTCTATTGCGTATACTTCCCTATTGATACAGTTTTAAATGGTATAGCTTTCGGAGGTAATATGACAATTACCGCAGGTGCATTACTTGCTTTCCAAACAATGAGTTGTCCAGCAGGTACGACACTCTTTACTAACATAAAGACAATCGGAGTAACGACAGGTATGGCAATGTGTTATACAGAGGAAGATTTAAGATTATCTGAATAATGGTTATGCAACTCTCATTAAAACAGTCTATGCAAACTATTAAGAATACCGCAAAAGTAGAAGATGAATGTGAGGTAGTAGAATGTGAGGAGGGAAAAATTTGGAATGCCGATAGTTGTGAATGTCAATGTGAAGAAGTAATAGAATGTGCATTAGGTTGGACTTGGAACCCTGCCACTTGTAGATGTGAAAGATAAAATTATGAGTAAAAAGAAAGTAAAAGCTAAAGATATATTTAACACAAATGCTAGTCAAATAATGTCCGTTCATTTGGCACAAGCAACTGCACCTAAAATTCACGAAAGCATAGGGCAGGATTGGATATTGTTTGGGGAGGGAGGTTATGAAAATCTATACCCTCAGTTTTTAATTGACTTATATTATAATTCTAGTACTCACGCTGCAATAGTAAATGCTACGGCAGAGATGATTGCAGGAGAGGATATTATTTTAGACATAGAAGAAGAAAATTTAAGTCCTGAGAATTTAGTAGAGTTAAATCAGTTTTTACTTAACATAAATAATAAGGAAACTTTACACGAGTTAATTAAGAAAGTAGCTTTTGACTTAAAATTGCACGGCTCTTTTGCACTTAATATAATTTGGAGCCAAGATGGTTTAGGTATCTCCGAGATATATCACGTTCCTGTGGAGAGATTGCGTGTCGGAAAACCCAACGAAATGGGCGTAACGGACACGTATTGGGTTTGTCCTGATTGGAGTGATTGGAGAAAGCCACAGAACACACCTACACCTGTACCTGCTTTTGATAAAAAAAGTCAAGCACCAAGTCAGATACTTTATACAGGAACTTATAGTCCAGGTATGGATATTTACCACACACCTGATTATGTGGCTGCAACTAATTGGTGTCTTACTGACCAACAGGTTTCAGAATTTCATTTAGCAAACATTTCAAATGGTTTAGCACCTAGTTATTTTGTATCAATGAATAACGGAATACCTACTGCTGAGGAAAGACAACAAATAGAGAAACAACTAACAGATAAGTTTGCAGGTGCGTCCAACGCAGGGAAGTTTATTTT